GCCGAACAGCGCCGGGATATGCTGCAGCAATGGGCCAATATGGTGGATGGGTGGATCGAGGCGGAGAAGGGGAAGTGCTAATCAGTGTCACCGATCACTTTCTTTGCTAAAGCAGACGACAGGTAAGAGATGATGAACGGCAGCCACAGGGCAGCGTACAACCAATCAAACCAGGTAGCACCGTCATAATTTTCACGTTCGTAAAATCCAACGATATAGCCGGCCACGAATATGTATCCGGCTGCCAGTGCGAGAATTAAATAAATCATGCTTTTACTCCTACCGATGCCAGGAACCGATCAAACATGGCTATCTTTGGGCTTTGCGAAAACCGGCTTTTCCCGCCGATAAATGAGTATGTACACGGCTGGTTGCCGTGAAGCCTGCGGTCAATCAGTTGGTAGTCCACAAGGGTAGCCAGAGCGCGGCTGAGAGCATGCGCCGATATTGGCTTGTGCTCTTTCTCGTACAGCTCCTTAATCTGAGCATGGCCGATGTTTTCGTTGTCCTTAACGATTTGCATTACATGGTCGCGGTTGTGTTTCATGATGCGATCCTCACTGGTTGAGGGATTGTGAAACCTCCGGGTAGAAGTTCGACGTCATTGCGTGGGCACTCATTACCCCAGTGGTGCCACCCTGGCGCATCACCTCTGCTGAAAAGTTCGATTCGTGACACGTCACCATAAAGCCGCTCCAGTCTGTGGCGTGCTTCCCATGGCTTTGCACTGTGCTGCGTAATCGGTGCATAGATCACCTGCTTCACGGAGGCATCCTGCCGTTCCAGGCCGGTACCGCGCACGGCAACCAGCATCGATTCCTGATTGCCTCGGCTATAGTTCCCAGGGTTCATCCTTGTTACGCCATTAAGCAGGTCGAGGAAGTCGTAAAAGTCCACCAACCCATCCTCGATCGCGGCATTAATGGTGCGTTCTGCCAGCTCGTTGAACTTCACCCAGGTGAACAAGAACATTTGACGAACGTCGAAGCCCCAGGCCGCGGCCAGTTCCTTGGCCTGTTCCGCGTGGGTTCCGGTGTACCACATTGCCAATACACTGTTTTCTGCTGAGATGGACCAGACCGGCAATCGCTTTAAATCCTGCAGTGTCATTGTGCTGTAGTGGTTTCCAGCGGCTCCGTTACTGATTTTGTTTCCGTATTGCCACGGTGGATCGGCCATTATCAGGTTATATTGACGCTCACCCATTGATCACCTCCGCCAGCTTTACAACAAGGACTGTCAGGCCGATCGATAAAAACCAGAAAAAGAATAGAGCCGCAAACATATAGGCGCACACGTTACGCATCAGGTGGTGTTTTATGTTCATGCTGCACACTCCTGTACTGGTCTGGTTTTACGCTGCCGCACATCTGGCATGTTTACGGGTTTTTTGCCGGTGCCTGCCTCTTGCCGTTCATCAAGCCAGGCTTCTACCTCATCGCCATTCCAGGCTACGCGCCCCTCTGTGATGGAAAATCGTTTAGGGAACTTTCCAGCTTTTTCCAGCGCGTTGATTGTGTAAAAAGACAGAGGCACCCTACGGAGAAGTTCTTTTTTATCTACTGCTTCTTTCATGATTGCTCCTTTGGCGGGGCTTTCGCCCCGCGCCGGTGGGTTACATAGGGACTTCGTTCATTTCATCGCGGCGAACGTTGTAAACGTCGGTGGCCAACTGCAGGTGTTCTTCATGGCTGGCCAGAACGTGGGCGCCGTACTTATAGGCCTTGTCCAACTCCTCAATACTGGCGGCTTTCGTGGCCGCTTCGGTAAAGGCTGCAAGCAGATCGTCAGGTGTGCGTTCATCTTGATTGGCAGGCTTAACTTCTTTTTCCACTGACTTGCCGTTAATCAGGCTATTCAGTCCGGCGGCGCTGGTCGCTGGTGGGGTTACGTCGCGTTCAACGCGTGGAATCTCCGCTAATTCATCAGGGGTGTAGACACCCATGATTACGTCAGGGCAGTGCAGGCGTGACCACCGCTTAACGGCAAGGTATGCCAGTTGTTGTTTAGGATCGCTTGCCCATAACGTGGAGTTTCTAACCTGAGCCTGAGAAAGTAGAAGCTCCAGCACGCGCGGATGGTCTTCACCTTTCATCGTTGCCCAAACTTTTACTCCGCATCCGGTTTCATCCTTCAGCGTCCATGCTGGTGCAATGTAGGAGTTACCTTTCTGTGAGGTTTTTTCTACGAACTTACCGATTACTTGATCCCAGGGCCCAAACCATTCGTAATTAATGCGGTCTTTGGTTGGTGACATTGTTGTGATTACGGCGTTCACTAGCTGCGCCTCATAGCCCAATGTTCCGCTTACAACGTGGGTTTTCTGCGCGACGGCGAACGGGTTCATACCCCACTGTGCTGCTTGCATTGCCACTGCCATACAATCAGCGGGCTTACCAGCTAAGTGTGCTGGCACTGTTACTCTGCTTTGCGCCATTACTTCGGCAAACTTCATCAGTTGGTTAAGGCCTTCAGGGCTATAGATTGTTGCGGCTGTATCGGCGACGGAATTGCTTACTGGAGAATCCACTGTTGTGATTTGGTTGCTCATAATTGATCCTGTTTTCTGGCCCATGCCGGGCGCTGGATTTTTTCGACGCCGCCCCATTCATTGGTGGTGCGGCATTGGTGATAGGTATTTAGATCCCGGCGGTAGAGTCGGTGACCCTCATCCACATCTGCTGCGTCGAGTTCAAAAACGCGTACCGGGTACCGGCCGCAGTCGATCGTTTCGCTGACAGCCAGGAAGAAAAATCCGGGTGTTTCACCGGTAACTTGCTGGAAGCCATCGCGGTACATGGCGTCCTGGACGTGATAGCGGAACTCCTCGATATGGCGCGCGAACCGGTCCATGTCGGCAACCTTTTTCACGTCCACTATCATCGGGTGATCGCTCAGATATCTGTCTGGCCGGCAGCGGCATAACTCACCGGTTTCCGGGTCAGTCCAGAAGAACGACGATTCACAATGGCCATCGGCTTCAAGCAACCATCGCGCCGCTGGGTGGGCCATGGCACTATCGCGCATCAGGTTAAGCTTTCGCCCTTGCTCTGCGTCCATTACCGTTTTTCCGGTGTGCTCGCAGTCTTTCAGGAATGCTGCTTCGGCTTCCTTTCCGACGGTGGTGCGCCGGTTAAATTCCGGCGCAACGATGAAGCGTTTTTTAAACTGCTCTGGTTCCAAAAGCGTGCAGTGCAGGGCGGTTCCCATGTCCAGCGCCTTCAGTTTTTCAGTGTCTACCGGTGCCTTCTTGATCCATTCCAACAGCGCCGGGTTCTTGGCTACCAGATCAAGATTGGACTTACTCACGCCGTCCTCGGCGTGGTAATCCTCGTTTGAAATGTCGTGGTAGATGCCGGTTTTCATCACGCCACCTCATCGAACTGGTGGCTGCGGCGGTAAATTTCCGCAGCTCGTTGGCGTTTAACCAGCTCTGTTAGGCAATCCCAAATTGCTGCACTGGCCAGCTCTTGGTATTCGGTGGAGTCGGCGCCGAGTTTCAGCACCTCCTGATCCATGCCTGACACTTGTTGGCGTAACATCTCGGTGAAGTGGTGGATCTTCACTTTCTTATCCAGCGCCTCAACTTCTGCGTAAACCGCTTCGTTATCCTGCTCAGTGAAGCCAGCAACGATTTTTTCAATATCGATAGCCTGTTGTGCATTCATAAGCACCTCAGTAGTTAATGGTCATGTGCTGCACCTGCATGCGGGCAACGGCTTCAACGCATTTTTTTGCACAGTCTTCTGGCACGCCCGCGGCAATCAGATCGGCTACCACGCTGCGGTTTACTTCCCGGCGGTGTTCAACGTTGGCCGCTTTTGCTGCGGCTTCATCGGCAATGCGTTTCTCTTCTGCCAATCGAGCCTGCTCTGCTTGCTGCTTTTCACGCTCAGCGCGTTGCTCTGCCTCGATGCGCTCACGTTCGGCACGTTCCGCTGCTGCTTTTGCATCAGCCTCGCGTCTGGCTGCCGCTTCGAGTTCTGCGCGATTCTTTTCCTCTGCCTCACGTCGGGCGCGATCCTCTGCATCCTTTGCGATCTGCGCTTCCCGTTCACGCTGTGCAGCAACTTCCATTTCGGCGCGCAGGCGTTCAAGTTCCGCCGCTTCGGCCTCTCTCTGCTTGGCGGCTTTCAGAGCAACTTCTAACTTGGTTATGGCAGCGTCCTTTGCTACCCCTGCTTCCGCCGTTACTTCTTGCCATGACTCATCGATCGCAGTGGCCTTGACCGATTCCAGCCGGGCAGCAATGTCTGCTGCCGGCGGAACGTTGCCAACTTCATCAACCACGTTGGCGCTTTCACGTAGCTTCGCCAGTCGCTGTTGCAGGTCGGCAACGCGTTGCTTTTCTGCGTTTTCAAGCTCAGTAAGAGGAAGGCGGACGGTGTCACGAAGCTGATCGCATGCATCAACAAAGCGCTTAATTTCTTGCTCTGCTGGCTTTACTGCTTCTTTCAGTTGCCGCAGATAATCGCGGCCCGGCTTTTCTACTGCTGTTTTGCTTCTTGATACCGCCGCAGCCAGTGAGGCCACGCGGTCGCGACCTTTCTTCGTGCTAAGGTCTGGAACTTCGTTAACCGCTTCTTTGATTTGAGATAGAAACTGATCAAGTCCGCCGGTAATGAAAATTGCAGGTGCCATATCAGGAGTGATGCTGATAGCTGGCAGTTGTTTTTCTTCGCTCATCTGTGTGCAACCTCTAATTGATTGGCCGCGTCCAGCGCGACACGTGTTGTAAATGCCCAGTGCAGGGCTTCTTGGAAATCTGCAAACCGCCAACTGACACAGCCGCAGACGGTCACGCAGTAAATCCCGTTGATGGTTTGAGAAATCATCGTTAACCTCTGTTTATTACCAATTTGGTAACTATTGGTGGCGTGCTAAAAATAAATCGTTGATAATTTTAAGAGCGGACTTCGGCTTGTCGTTGCACATTTCTTTGAGCAACTTGAGAAGTTCTCTTGGCTTCATTCCGCGTTTTTCTGCCTGAGCTTTGAGTAAGCCGCTATCGACGTTATTGATAGCTTCCAGAGCGGCTGCTTTATCGGTCTTGTAGTTGTCCTTTGCGACCCAGCGAGCTTCCGATCTTTCCGCCCTCTGCTGCGCGCTGAACTCAGCGATCTCTACGTGAATGTCTTTGCCGCCTCGCTTATTCTGCGGGAGGTTCAAAATTCCGTGATCAAGTGCCATCGTGTAACCCTCTGCTGTATCCCCGGCACGCGGGGAAATCGTTAATGTTTGGGTGATCACCGCATCATCGCGGTGCCTCAATTCCTGTCTGATTGTTAAAGAGCATCATTACCAGATTGGTAACTTCTTGAGGTAATAATTACCCATAAATGATTCTTGGTCAATAGATATAAATATAAAAAGTTACCAAAATGGTAATTATTGTTGGCGTAGTTAACCGCCGTATAGCGGTAACTTATTGGAAGAAAAGGGGATATGGGTTACTTCTTGCCGTTGGCTTCGGCCATTTGTTGGTAAACAGGATCGTTACCGCGTGGTAGGCGCTGACCGGCAGCCCGGTGATGTTCCAGTCGTTCTTTGAAGTATTCGCGCAGGGAATCCGGTTGCTCTGCCTCAACGTGAGCAGGGATCACCGGCATGTTCATGCGCTCTTTATACGCAACTCCAGCGGCGGCCATATCGACGTTAACCTTATCCATATCCTCTTTGCCGAGACTGGCCAGGTTATAGGATTTCTTTTCTGTCATATGCGGGCCTGCTGCATCACAAACTCAATGAATGATTCGATCTTGGCTTTGTCCTCAGCTGGGAGCTGCGCAAACTGTGATCGATCATAGTTAATCAGGGTCGGGTCTTTCGGCTTCAGCAGCAGTTCATAACCACGACGGCCGAATGCACCGGCGATCGCCTCCAGGTTGTTGATAGTGATATTGCCTTCACGGCTCAACACGCGGTTAACGGTAGACTGGCCGACACCGGCAGCGGCCCCAACTTTAGCCTGGCTGGACAGATCGCGGTTATTGCTCATCCATAGCTCAAGGTTGCTGGCAACAATATCGCCAACCTCTGTTTCTTCCTGCGCAGGCTCCGCACCGGCGGCCAGGGCCATCATGTGGTCGCGATCCAACCAAAACTTCGGTTTGTTAGCTGCGACTTCTATCTTGCGTGCCACGCTGTCACCAATGCCTTTATGGTTCTTGTCTGTCGGCGGCTTAAGCCAACGGCTGATCACGTTGGCATTAATCTCCAGCCGCTCAGCAAGGCGCACTTGGCGGCCGTCAAAATCACGGTTGATGATGTCGCGCAGGTTTTCGCGGCGGATGTCGTTAATGCTTTTCATAGTGAGTTACACAGTCCGTTGGATTGTTTTCTGCCTGTATTTAAAACAAAATTACCTTAATGGTAAACGAACCTAAAAGGTAATTAATTTGCCTAATTGCACCATTTAGGTAATTATCTGCACGATAAATTCCAGAAATGAGGCAATGCAATGGAGCCATTCAACTTCAAAAAATTCTGGCTGGCTATGAGCAAAGATGAGCGCGATGTGTTTGCAGAAGAAGCTGGCACCACCGCACACTACATCATGACGCATACGCAACGCCGCACGCGGATGCCGAAGAAAAAACTCATGGATCAGCTGTTTAAGGCGTGCAAGAAACGCAAGCCGGAACTGACGAAACCGCAATTGGTATCGTTCTTTTACTGATATACCACCACCGATAACAGGGTCGCTTATGCGGCCCTTTTTTATTGGCTTTGCAGGGTTGGTAACAAAAATCCATTTATGGTTGATCTATTTTTGTCTTACCGCTAATCTCTATCACATTCATACACGCAAAGAGGTGGAGGACGTGGAAATCATTACCAGGACGGAGGCAGCAAAAGCTGGACTCACGAAATACTACACTGGCACCGCCTGCCGAAATGGGCACGTGTGCGAGCGGTACACGGTCAACGGGGCGTGCCTGGAATGCAACGCCAATCATACAAAGGCCCAGAGAAGCCGCATCAGGGAGATGATTGCTCTGGCCAAAAACCAGAACGAGGAAGCACATGCGTGATTACGGCAAGGTTTCCCCGCAATTCTGGATAGGGAACACCGGTAGAGAGCTGAAATCAAAGGGGCCGGAAGCGCTGATCGTCTCTATGTATCTTCTCACTAATCCACACGCAAACATGATCGGCATGTATTACCTACCAATCATATACATAGCTCATGAAACAGGGTTGGGAGTTGAAGGGGCTTCGAAGGGGCTTCAAAGGGCTGTTGAAGCGGGTTTTTGCCTCTACGATGGGGTGGCTGAAGTGGTGTGGGTCGAAGAAATGGCAAAGTATCAGATTGCCACATCGCTTAAGGCTAACGACAACCGATGTGTTGGCATCCAAAGAGAGTATGACGCCCAGCCAAAAAACTGTTTCTTATCAATGTTTTTCGATAAGTACAAGGACGCTTTCAACCTGTCGTGTAAGCGAGAATCATCACAGGGAAATGGAAGGGGCTTCGAAGGGGCTTCTGAGGCCCTCGGAAGCCAAGAGCAGGAGCAGGAGCAGGAGAAAGAACAGGAAAGAGATAACCCCCCAAACCCCCCATCGAAAAAAAAGGGGCCATACCCATACCCGGAAGGGTTGAACGTTGAAGCCTGGGAAGAGTGGAAGCTGTACCGACGGGATCTGAAGATCAAGGCGTATGCACCAACGCCACGTAGCGAAGGAGCTGCAATCACCAACCTGTTGAAGTTGTCAGGCGGGGATCTGCAGGTGCAAGCAGAAATCATCAAGCAAAGCATGGCCAATAGTTGGCATGGGTTATTTGAACTTAAGACCGGAGGTAACCATGAGGCAGGCGGGCGATATGGCGCGGGAGATAATTTCAAAGGCAATGCAGTCGAAGCAGTTCACGCAGCAACAGCAAGAATGCGAGAGCAGTACGGACTCGCAGGCGCTGGACAGAACAATCAGGATTTGGGATCGCATGGTGGAGTTGTATTCGGACAAGTGGACTCGCAGGAACGGGCTAACACCGCCATCACTCTGGATCAACGCGATTGGAAAGCTGTCTGATGCCCAAATCAAGGCAGGGATCGGGGAGTGCATGCGGCAATGCCTGGTCGAAGGTAACCGGTTCGCCCCTGACTTGTCCGATTTTCTGACCTATGTCAGCAGCAGCACAAAGCATGGGCTTGGCATCGATGCAGAGGATGTGATGCAAGAATTCAACGCGTACTGCAAGAACCGTAGCCGATATAGTTGCGCAGAAACATACCCGTGGAAGCATCCTGTTTTTTATTGGATCTGCTGCGACCTTCGGGCAGAGATGATCCAGAAAAACCTAACCAGCGGAGAGTTAGAAAAGCTGGCAAAGAAAAAACTGAACGCATGGGGGGCCAAAGTTCAAGCAGGAGAATCAATCCCAGAACCGGTGCCGCTCCTGTCAGAAAATGCATCATCCAAGAAACGCGGTGCACCTGGTGCCGGACATTCCGCAGCAATGGAAATGCTTAATCGATTGAGAAGTGGCAAACCAAATACGAATTGAAATGCTGAAATTCCTGCGGCTACGGTGGGCAGATTGCGTTAAGTGTTACGCAGGCACATAACGAGACGTCTTTAGTTGTAAATCTTAACCACGGCCCGTACAGAGAGTTTTAGCGCATATGCGAATTGTGAGAACAATCGCTATTTTTTAGTTGCATATAATTACCAAATTGGTAATGATTACCTAAATGGTGATTTAAGGAGCAAGCAGTGAGCAAAGTAATCATCGGGATAGACCCAGGGTGTTCAGGCGCAATTGTCGTGTTGAATTCCGTCGGCACATATCAGAACGCAATTTTGACCCCAACGGTCAAGGTCGGCGCAAAAACCCGTGTTAACGGGGCCGCAGTCGCATCGTTTCTTCGTGCCTTCGACCTGACTGGCGCAGAGGCATTTCTGGAGCAAGTCGGCGCTATGCCGGGGCAGGGAGTAAGCAGCATGTTCACCTTTGGGCACGCCGCTGGGGTAGTTGAAGGGATCCTGCAGGGGCTAATGGTTCCCTACACCCTGGTAACACCACAAGCCTGGAAGAAAACCGCCGGGCTGATCGGTAGCGACAAAGACGCGGCACGCAGCCGGGCAATTCAGCTTTACCCATCACTGCGGATCCTCGACCAGAAAGCAAAAGGCCAGGCCGTAGCCGATGCGCTGCTTATCGCCCGTCACGGCATTGGAGCATAGCCATGGACAACATCGACCAGGCCAACGAACGCGCAGAGATGTACCTGAAAGCGCAACTCGATGCAGCAACCAAAAGAACAGTACTTCCAGCGGCGCATGAATGCGACGACTGCGGCGAACCAATACCAGAAGCACGGCGCAGAACCGTGCCCGGCGTCCGGCTCTGCATTGATTGCAAAGAGCTGGAAGAACTGCAACAACGTACACACAGATAAGGGTTTGATAATGAAAAATAACCTTGTAAATCAAGATATAAAAACTGATAAGCCAGTGCCAATGAGTTACGAAGCTTTGAAGGCTGAGCGCGATGCGCAGCAGAAACGAGCAGATGCGCTGGCTGTGGAGAATGCTGGGCTGAAGAAATCCGAAGTGCCACTGGGTGCGATCGAGAATGGTCGCGCTTTCGCTGACCGCCTTGAGGCATATCCATTCGAGTGCCAAGGAGGAAATCTAAATATGTGCAGTGACTGGCAAGAGCTTCGCCGCTGCTTCGAGCATCTTTCTGAATGGGCTATGCACGGCCAGTCCGAAACCCCAGCCACTGACGCCGCCCTTGCAGCTATTCGCAGTAATGGGGTTGAACAGTTCATTGAGTTAAAGCTGAAACAGCTTGCCAGCATGCATCCTGACACCCACGCATTTGGCGCTACAGCCATGTCGATTCGCGCTCAGATTAACGAGTTGCAAGCTTTCGCCATCAAGCTGCGGGAGGCCAAATGAGCAAGTCATTTCCTGAATGGTGGAAGCACGGGCAGAAGGTTCGCACAGCAAGTGATGGTGTTTTGACTCTCAACATTGCCGAGGATGCTGAATACTGGTTGACCAATGATGCAGGGAAAGAGGTATCTGTTTTCTCAGCGGACATCCTTGGTCCAGTATCGATTCCTGAAGCGTGCGGGACGAATATCACCGAACTGGCACAGAGAAAAATTCGAAGCATGGGTGCGGGAGGCCAAATGAAAGAGCGCCCAGTGATTTTTAACGGAGAAATGGTTCGCGCCATTCTCGAAGGTCGAAAGACGCAGACGCGGCGCGCACTGAATTGGAAGCGTCAGCCGTACACAGAGATGTCCGAGCGTGATGATGGATCGTTGTGGCCGTGGGCAGAAGACGGTGAGCGTGGTGGTGATATCTGGTTCCCCTGCCCGTTTGGTGAAGTTGGCGACCAGCTGTGGGTGCGGGAGACGTTCATGGACTTAACCGGAACCGGCATTGAAGCCACTACCGGAAAGTTTGAGGGATACGCATATCGCGCCGACTCCCCTCCTGGCAGTTATGGAGATGAATCCCGCAAAGAGTACGGTCTTAAGTGGACACCTTCGCTTCACATGCCGCGTAAAGCCTGCCGCATCCTGCTGGAAATAACCGCCGTGCGTGTTGAGCAGCTGAACGATATCAGCGAAGAGGATGCGAGGGCTGAAGGCGTGAGAGTAGTCAAGGTGAGGGAAGATGGCGAACGATATTGCGACTACCTGTCGCCTGAAATAAACCACTACCGCAGACCAAGTGACAGCTTCATCAGCCTGTGGGCGTCAATCTATGGCGAGGAAAGCTGGCAGGATAGCCCGTGGTGCTGGGTAATTGAATTCAAGCGCGTGGGAGGTAGTGATGCCAGCAAATGAACTGAAGCCAGCACTGACACACAGCGAACTATGCCTGATTGCCGAACGGTTCCTGCGCAATAACGGATTCGCCGTCGCATTCCATGATCGCTTCGTTGCCGTTGTATCCACCGGAGAACAGCCGGATGCAATCGGCTTCCGTAATCTGGCCTCATGTCTGATAGAAGCCAAGTGCTCACGCGGTGACTTCCTGGCAGACAGAAAAAAGCGGTTCCGCATTCAGCCAGAAATTGGCATGGGCGACTGGCGTTTTTTCATCTGCGAGCCGGGGCTGATACGCATCGAGGAGCTTCCTGAGGGCTGGGGGCTGCTGAACGTGAAAGGTGGTCGTGTCTACAAGGTTCACGGGTGGCCGGGGAACTCAATGTGGTGCACCACGAAATACAAACCGTTTCAGGCCAATAAGCAGGCCGAATGCGACTTCATGTACAGCGCACTGCGCCGTATGCAGATACGCGGCCACCTGTCAGAAGTTTATGACGGAATTCCAAAACCACAGGAGGCCCAGCATGGCTAAGCGCAAGAGCAAAGACCAGCAATTCATTGACGACATGATCCGCTATCGAGGCATCGACTTTGCCCGTATTGGAATGATGGTTGAAGTCTATGGAGAGATTGGAACCATTATCGGCATGGGGGCATCAGCAAATCTAGAGGTTGTTTTTGCCAATCAGTTGAAATACAGCAAACACCCAGCAGGCTGCCACCCGAATGATGAGGTGAGGTATTTCGACAAGTCTGGCGCGGTGATCGCCGACTACACCAAGGCGGCTGAAGCCCAGGAGAAAGCATCATGAGCAAAGTAAAAACGATGGGCGCTAGCCCGCTGAGCGGTTCTATTTTTTACGGCACGCTGAACACCGACAAGGGCCAGTGGGTTGGACAAAAAACCGACGTCACTGATATGGCGTGCGCGGCGGTTGCAGAGCATCTGTACCACTCAAAAAAGAGCAAGGTTTACGAGCTGAAAGATGGCCGTGAAATCGTGCTTAGCATCGCCATTATCGAAGGGAAAACCCATGAATAAGCTGAGCGAACTGAGCAAGCCTGTTGCATATACCGATGCGGATGAATTGAGATTTCACCACGCGACAAGTGATATGTGGCCGACCCCTCTTGGCTTTGGGAAAGATGCTCCACTCTACTCGCAAGAGTACGTATCCGCCCTGCTTGATGTTGCCATTGCACTTCGCGAGTGGATCGACGCGGTGCCGGATGAAGTAGCTGCCAGTCTGCCAACAATGCCCGGAGTTGATCGCGATTGGGTTGATTCTGTAATAGGTAAGGAGAACCGCAATGGATAAATTCAGTGAGCTGAAAGCCACGGTCCCGTCCAACGTGAAAAGCCGTGAAGCTGTAGCTGCTGGCTTTGTCACCGATAACAACTCTGGGGGTTATTACGTCATTGAGTGCCAAGAATGTGGCGCAGTCTATCCGAGCCAGCAAGCAGACGGTGGCGGACAGATTGCAGACACCGGCGATTACAATGACGCGATTTGCCCTCACTGCGGAGAAGAAAGCCCAGAGGAGTGTGAAAACGTCGGGTTAGCTTGGAATGTTCAGCAAGCCCAAATCATCACCCTGCTGGCAGAGCTGGAAGCGAAGGATAAGCGCATAGCCGAGCTGGAAAATGACCTGGGAACTAAGCATATGCGAGCCGTAGAGGAGGCGTTAGTTTACGCGACTGATAGAGCGTCAGAACTGGAAGCCAAGCTGGCTGATCTGGAATCCGATTTGGCGCTAACTGAAGGATTGTGCGAAGTGGGGCTGAGTCAGTTAAGAGATGCCGAGCAGTTGAACAAAAAGATGCGGAAAACCGTTCGACTACCACGCCACGGCTTTATGACGACGGGTAATCCCGGCTATGCGAAAAATGATGTTATCGGTGCCATGAAAGAAGCCGGGGTCAGCTTCACTGTGGGGGATGAGTAGATGAGCAAAGTAACTTTCGTTGTTGAGTATGAGGATGGCAAAGAGCCAATGGTAGGCGCAGCTACCCAAGTGCACGGCGGAAAGCTGGTTTCCGTGGCATGGCGGGATGCGGTCAATGAACAGCTTAATTTGGCTGCTGACATCCTTCCTCCGCCAAATACCACCGTGCTGACGTTTGATGCCAATGGTGAAGGCTGGCTACTCGGCTGGCGGTCACCGTGGCACCTCATGGGAGGGAAAGATACCGGCGCGTGGCAGTGGTCATTCCAAATTGACGGACTAAACCATGAGGACGTGAACATTACTCACTGGTTAGCGATACCAGATGAGCCACGGGAGGATGCATGACACAGACACTAACGACTGAACTGGAGGGCAATAAAGAATAAGAGTCACTGTAAAAATAATGAAATAATACACTGAAATTAAATGGAATTTATAATAGGAATAGTTTCGTGAAGGTATTTTTAATTTGGCTACTAATTAGCAGCCCAGCTTTATTTTTGTATAACATTCTCGGCTGGTTAGCCGTAGTCGTGTGGGTCGCGAATACGGTAATCCTATCGCTCCTAACCAGGTATGTAATGACCCGAAAGCGCGGTAACTACGACGGGTGGGATGGGTACGACGACTAGCTCAACACCCAGGAATTGACACCCGCTCACTCCCATTTATACTGTATGCATAAACAGTATTTTTAATGGTGAATATTATGGCTTCGGGTGAACTCGGCTACGACGTCGTCTATCGCGGTGAAACAATCACTTATATCCAAGAGGGTCGTTGGGTTTTCTTCCAGCGCCTGAAGGAATACGGCGGCGGCTACTGGCTCGGTCGAACTTATCACGACGCGTTCATCTTTGGATTAGAGCGACCCACGTCCCTTGCGGAAGGTATCGATTTCATTTTCGCAATGAAAAGAGCAGAAAGTGGGTTTACTGCATTTGATGACGATTTCAAGCTGACTTAAGAAGGAAACTACTCATGCTTCAAATGACCGCAATTGAAGAGAAGCGCCGGGCTGATGCCCGAGACCGTAAGAGAGCACAGCGTCAACGCGAAAGAGAAGCGGCGAGCAGCGCCGCTGTAAGCGGCCGGCACCGGATTACGTTCGAGGTTAGCGATCACATCTTCGAGCAGATCCAGGCTAACTGCTCGGCACGTCGCCCAGGCAAAGAGCCGTATAGCGTCGATGAGTATTTCGAGTTGCTGGCGGTGCAGGATATCAATCAGTTAAAGCGACAGCTTGCAGAACTAGCCAGCCACAAATGCCAGTGCGGTGAATCGATGCCCGGCCCGAAGGGTGGATGTTTCCGCAATGGCGAAGCGGCATGCGGTCAAACTCAGATATGGCGCGACCTGATGCTAAAGACGTTGTGACGCGTCACATGATGAAGCGTGACGGGTCACTACAAGTCACACAGTGCAATGTCCGCCGCTTGGCGGTTTTTCACTGCGTGTTATGATGTTACCAGGGAGGTAATTATTATGGCTAAAGACGGTAAACTTAACGCGCAGATGGAGCGATTCTGCCAAGAGTACATCAAAACCCCGGACAACCAGACGGCTGCCGCTGCTGCAGCCGGCTATAAGAATGCGGCCGTGTCCGCATCGCGAAACATGGATAGCCCAAAGGTTCAGGAACGCATTGCAGAGCTGATGAAGCACAGGAACAAACGCACAAAGATAAGTGCCGACTACGTGCTAAATCGGCTGGTAGAAATTGACCAGATGGATGTACTGGACATTCTGAACGATGACGGTGGCCTTAAGCCAATCAGCGCATGGCCAAAGGTGTGGCGCACGACCCTGAGCGGGTTGGACATCTCAACGACAATCACGAATTTCGATGAGACAACGCTCGAGAACATGCTGAAAAAGATCAAGTGGCCAGACAAGGTGAAGAACCTCGAGCTGATCGGTAAGCATGTCGATGTGCAGGCATTCAAAGATCGGGTAGACGTCAACGTCAACGTAACCCTGGCTGACCGGCTGGCTAAAGCACGTAAGCGTACCCTGGAGAAAAAGACCACGTGAGTGATAACGAAGAGTTGCTCGAGCAGCAATTGGTTGAGGATATCGCCAGTTTCACGCATGACCCGCACGGATATGCGCTCTATGCGTTTCCATGGGGTGAAGAGGGAACGGAACTTCACGATTCACCAGGGCCGCGGCAGTGGCAGGGGGAAGCATTCGAAGAGATTGGCGACCATCTTAAAAACCCTGAAACGCGTCACCAGCCGCTACTGATCGCACGGGCATCTGGCCACGGCATCGGCAAGTCAGCTTTTATCTCAATGCTGATGAAGTGGGGCATGGACACCTGCGAAGATTGCAAAGTTGTGGTGACCGCAAATACCGAGAACCAGTTACGCACAAAGACCTGGCCGGAGATCGCAAAGTGGCAACGCCTATCCATCACCAACGACTGGTTTAATTGCACGGCCACCGCCATCTATGCCAATGACCCAGCGCATGCTAAATCGTGGCGCGCTGACGCCGTTCCTTGGTCAGAAAACAATACCGAGGCATTCGCCGGGCTGCACAACAAGGGTAAACGCATCATCCTGATTTTTGATGAGGCATCAAACATTGCCGATCTGGTGTGGGAAGTTGCAGAGGGTGCGCTGACGGATGAGGGGACGGAAATTATCTGGGTAGCTTTCGGTAACCCGACGCGCAACATGGGCAGGTTCCGTGAGTGCTTCCGAAAATACCGGCATCGCTGGAAGGGTAAGCAGATAGACAGCCGCACGGTGGAGGGCACCAACAAGGAGCAGATCGCCAAGTGGGAACAGGACAACGGCGAGGATAGCGACTTTTTCAAGGTGCGTGTGCGTGGCATCTTCCCTGACGCGTCCGAAACCCAGTTCATTCCTACCGGCCTTACCGATGCTGCGCTGGCGCGGATAGTTACCGAGCGCGACGTTGCCCACGCCCCGACCATCATCGGTGTTGACCCGGCATACTCCGGTGCTGATGACGCGGTAATCTACATGCGGCGCGGGCTGCACACCAAGCTTTTATGGCGCGGGAGCAAGACAACTGACGAGCTGATTATGGCAAAGCGCATTGCCGATTTTGAGGATGAGCATAACGCAGACGCTGTAAATATCGACTTCGGTTACGGTACCGGGATTCACTCTATCGGAACTGGCTGGGGACGGTCATGGACATTGGTACCATTCGGTAGCGCATCTAGCGATCCGCAGATGCTGAACAAACGCGGTGAGATGTACAACAACGCTAAGACATGGCTTAAGCTTGGTGGGGCGCTGGACGAACGCGAGACAGCCGAGGACTTATCCGCGGCTGAGTACAAGGTTAGGGTTGACGGTAAGATCGTGCTAGAGCCGAAAGAGAAGATTAAGGAGCGCTTGGGCCGCTCACCGGGTTGCGGTGATGCATTCGTGCTGACGTTCGCCTATCCGGTCACGAAGCGCCAGCACGCACTTCCCGGCGAGAAGCGCGGCGGTGTGGTTACAGAGTATGATCCTTATGCGTGATGGATTGTCGGAATTTCGAACTACTGCAAAAAGTGCAGTAGTTGCCATAAAAAAGCCCGCGGATGCGGGCTATCACTCCACGGCGTGACCTCAGCGAATATCAATATCTGGAACAATCACTGAAGGTTTGAAGGTTACACGGTAGAAGTATTTGCTTGCCTTAACACCTTCAATTTGTTCCATGAACCATGTAACGTTGTCGCTAAGCCCGAGCATGTGCTTTTTGTACTGGTTCGGGCCAACCATGCAGATGACACCAAGCGTTGTTGCGGTGCTGGTATTATCTTTCGAGCAAAGTCCCTCGATGGTAAGGACGTAGTCCCCAGTGATTCCGTTATAAAAAACGAATCGGCGATTAACTTCAAAATTGTCAGATGCAGTGCTCAGGTTCTTTGACACAACATCAGCATCGTTTACATCGCAGGCGGACAGTGCGAGGACTGCCAACAGCATAAGTAGCTTCTTCATGCTTCACCACCTAATTCAAAAAGCGCCTATTTCAACAAATAGCCTTCCAGCAGCCAGATTTTTTGCACGGCGTTAGCGCGGGCGATCTGCATGCCGATTTCTGCGTCGAAGTTCTCCGGGCTAGCGCATGCACTTTCGCCGGTAACGGTGAAGCCATTCCGTAGTACCAATACGCAGAAGGTAAGCAGGTGTAATGCATCTGGCGTTGCCAGCGGGTATGGGTCATCATGAAAATTATCAGCTGCTGACTTATCGTAACCCTGGGCAGCGGTAAAATAGTGTTCGCTGGCGATGGTGCTTTCGATATGGTCAGGCGTCACGCGTGGGGCTGTTTTGCCTTTGAGCTGGATTTCTTGCTCGATTTGCTTGTCATTCATGGCTGATTCCTCGTTAAAAAAATGCCCGCGCAAGGCGGGCTAAGTGCTACACACAGCTTTAGGGTGATAACGGTTTGGCACAACGGTAAGAGTACTGGCCGGAAGTTCCCCATTTACGCCTCGTTTAAAGCTGGGCCTCTCTACCAGCTCACCGATACTCTTACCTGTTGAATCATCGAGAGCACCGATACCAGCTTTATACTGTGTAAAAGTTTAAAGTTCTGGCTCGGCTTATGCCCTCAATGATTACCATAAAGGTAATTTGTTTTGATTATTACGTCAACAAAATAGTCAAAATAAACATCATATGGTTTAATTGGTAATTATTTTGGAGGGTTACGCGCATGTGCATGAGTTCGCCAAAGGTTTCATCAGCACCACAGGTGCAAGCTGCGCCACAAGCGCAGGACGCTGCTGTCGTTGATGCTTCCGACAAGGACAAAGCCCGACGCCGCGCAGCAGCCGGTCAGCAGTCCACGATACTCACCGGTGCGCAAGGCGCGACCGGGCAGGCCAGCACCACCGGCAAAACTCTGTTGGGTGGCTAATCATGGCTGAACAGGAAACCCGCAAGCAGTTTCTGCAGAAGCAGTTATCGCAGCTTATTACTGCGCGTTCGTCTTATGACTCGCACTGGAAAGAGCTGAGTGATTTCATCCTGCCTAACTGTGGGCGCTTCCTGACCACTGACGCCGGGCGCAATAAGCGCAATACCAAGGTTGTTGACCCTACAGGCGGCCTTGCTTCACGCACCCTCGAATCCGGCATGCTGTCCGGCATCACCAGCCCGACCCGTCCGTGGTTCTCACTGAACACGCCGAACAAACAGTTGATGGATAGCTGGCCAGTCAAGATGTGGCTCTCTCAGGTCGTTGAACTGATGAACGACGTGATGAACAAATCGAACTGGTACCAGTCTCTGACTGTTCTCTATCGCTACCTGGGCACGTTTGCCACGGGTGCTATTTCCATCTTGGAAGATGACGAAGACGTGATCCGCACGCACGTGCTGCCGATTGGGAGCTACTACATCTCGAACAGCGATCGCCTGCAGGTTGATACCGTTTTCCGCAAGTTCTCCATGACCTGCCGCCAGTTAGTGGCCAAGTTCGGTATGGATAACGTCAGCGACAGCGTTAAATCTGCATGGGATACCGGCGCATATGAAACGTGGTTCGAGGTGGTTCATGCGGTATTGCCGAACACTAACCGCGACACCGGCAAGCTGAATTCGAAGAACAAACGTTACAGCTCTGTTTATTACGAGTCGGGTGGATCTGGCGACAAGCTACTTAGTGAATCCGGCTTCGATGAGATGCCGATCCTTGTGCCGCGATGGGACATCAACGGCGAGGACGCATACGGCTCATCATGCCCTGGCATTCTTGCACTTGGCGGCGTGAAGGCGCTGCAGCTACAGCAGAAGCGGAAAGACCAGGCGATCGACAAGCTGGTAAACCCGCCAATGATGGCGCCAAGTTCCATGAAGAATGAGCGCTTATCTCTGCTTCCTGGTGACGTTTCCTACTACAGCGGCGCAGGTGATAGCGCAGGCTTTAAGCCGGTATACGAAATTAACCCGCGCATTAGCGAATTGCTGGAGAGCATTCAAGACGGGCGCCAGCTCACAAATGAATGCTACTTCGTCCCGCTGTTCAACATGTTCAGCAACATCAACACCCGCAGCATGCCGATCGAGGCCGTCAATGAAATGCGCGACGAGAAGATGTTGCAGATCGGGCCGGTGCTCGACCGCCTGAACGATGAGCTGCTCGACCCGGCCATCGATCGAATCTTCAACATCATGAACCGTCGCGGCATGTTGCCACCTCCGCCGGAAGAGCTTCAAGGCCAGCCGCTGCGCGTGGAATACACAAGCGTTATGGCTCAGGCCCAGAAAGCCGTTGGCATTGGTTCTATCGAACGATTCGTTGGCTTTATCGGGAACATGACTGCCGCCGGCTTCCAACAGGCTGCTGACAAACTCGATGTTGACCAGGCTATCGATGCCTACGGCGACATGCTCGGCGTGCCTACCACTATCACCAAATCCGATGAGCAGGTGCAGGCAGAGCGCGAGCAACGCGCACAGCAGCAGCAAGCAGCTCAGAGCCTGCAGATGGGTACTGGAGCCGCAGACATCGCGAAGACACTCAGCCAGGCAGGAACCGGCGACCCTAACTTGCTGACCAGCATCCAACAGGCCATGCAACAAGGCCAAGGGGCGCAGCAATGATGACTCGCGAGCAGTTGCAGCAACGCCATGCTGACGACGTGAAGCAGGTGATGAGCACCGTGAGTGGCCGCCGATTTGTGTGGGGGCTATTAACTCAGGCCGGTGTATTTCAAACCACGTTCCGCACCGATACGAATACCACGATGTTTCTTGAAGGGCAGCGCAATGCTGGCCTGGCTTTATTCAATGACGTGTTCGGCCTTTGCCCGGACTTGTACTTAAAGATGGCCACCGAGGCCGAGAAAGACAGAGAGGCTAACCATGGCAACACAACGCCAGAAAGTGATCCGGAATGACGGCGGCGTACAAGTCGTTGAGGTATTGAGCGGCGGCGGTTCGTCCGTGGCATGGGGTGACATTACCGGCAAGCCATCCACGTTTGCACCTGTTGCCGCAACAGCATCTGTAACTGGTGGCGTTAAGCAGGCTGCAACTCAGGCCAACTCAACCGCAACAGATGCTGCTGGCGTCGTTGCAGATTTAAACGCTCTGCTGGCCAAGCTTAAGGCCGCAGGGATTATGGCTTAAGAGGCGCACATGAACTTGTTCGAACGTTTGATCTATCGCCGCCTGTGCAATGAGGCATCTCCTGAAGGTGGTGATGGTGGTGCAGCTCCGGCGGCAACTGATGCGCCTGCTAGTGATGCTGCGTCACCTGATGCAACCAGTGGCGATAAACCGGCTGGAGAGGAGAAACCGGCCACAGAGAAAACCGCAGACGAACTCGCCGCTGAGAAAGCTGAAAAGGAAACACCTGACAAGCTCAAGAAGGATGACAGACCAGCGGCGCCGGAAAAATACGAGTTCGCTGCACCTGAAGGCCAGGAGCTGGATGCCAATGCGCTGTCTGTGTTCGAGCCGATCGCCAAAGAGCTGGGCCTGACGCAAGAGCAGGCTCAGAGGCTGGTCGACATATACCCACAGATCCAGCAGCAACAGGCGGAAGCCTGGAGCAAGCAGATTGCTGATTGGGGCGAACAGGTCAAAGCCGACAAAGAAATCGGCGGAGATAAGTTCAACGCCAGCGTGGGCGCAGCACAGCGCGCGCTGGATCAATTTGGCAACCCTGAGTTGCGCGAATACCTGAATGCGAGCGGTCTGGGGAACCACCCGGCGCTGGTTCGCTTCTGTGCAAAAGTCGGCAAGTCGATGGCTGAAGACAGCTTCGTCATGCCAAACAACGGCGGTCAGCTTAGCGCGGCCGATGTTCTTTACGGTAATAAGGAGTAATCAAACATGGCTATCAAAGGTCAATCCGCGCTGACGCTGGCAGACTGGGCTAAGCGCGTAGATCAAAATGGCAAGGTCGATAAGATTGTGGAAATTCTCGGCCAAACCAATGAAATCCTCGATGACATGCTGTTTGTCGAGGGCAACTTGCCAACTGGCCACCGTACTACCATCCGCACCGGCTTACCGTCCGCAACCTGGCGCATGCTGAACTACGGGGTAAAGCAGGGTAAATCAACTACCGCGCAGATCACCGATGCTATTGGCATGCTGGAAACCTACTCGGAAATTGATAAATCGCTGGCTGATTTGAACGGCAATACCAGCGAGTTCCGCCTGTCTGAAGATCAGGCCTTCTTGGAAGGTATGAATCAGAACATGGCCGAAACTGTTTTCTACGGTGATGCAACCATCAATCCACAACGCTTCACTGGGCTTTCAGCTCGCTATAACGATAAGTCCGCTCGTAACGCGCAGAATATTATCGATGCTGGCGGTACTGGTTCTAACCTTACCTCGATCTGGTTGGTTGTATGGGGCGCAAACACCGTACATGGCATTTTCCCGAAAGGCCAGAAGGCGGGCATTCATCATGAAGATAAAGGGCAGCAAACACTTATCGATGCTGATGGCGGCAAGTACGAAGGCTACCGCACACACTATAAGTGGGACTGTGGCATCAGTGTTCGTGACTGGCGCTACGCGGTGCGTATCTGCAACATCGACACCAGCACTCTGGATAGCGACGAGAACGCCGCAAACCTGCTGAAGCTCATCGTCAAAGCGTTCCACCGCATCCCTAACTTAAAACTGGGCAGAGCGGCGCTGTACGGCAACCGTACTGTGATGGAATACATCGACGTGCAGGCACTGGAGAAAGCCTCGCTAGCGGTGAAAACCCAGGAAACCGAAGGCATCTTCTGGCAGTCGATCCGCGGCGTTCCACTGCGTACCTGTGATTCCTTACTGGATACCGAATCTCAGGTTTCCTAATCCCGGCTGAGCCGCCGGGTGCGGCTCTCCTTTCTCATTGATGGAGAGACAAAATGATCCTCGACTATCTCAATATGTTTTCACAGGCGCAGGCTGTTACGGCAACCGCACCATCTACTGATGTTATCGATCTCGGACCACTGTCTGGCGGTAATGACGTGCGCGACATTGGTCCTGGCTATCCGGTGGAGTTCTTCGCTCAGGTGGCAACCAATGGCGCGGCGGGTGGTTCTGCGACCGTGACAATCAGTCTGCAGACTTCAAAAACCAGTGATTTCGCCAGCTCTACCACATTGCTGCAGACCAGCGCGATCGCTGTTGCTGATATGAAGGTTGGCTATCGCTATGTCGCTACCGTTCCGCACGGCGTGCAGCGCTACCTGCGCGTTAACTATATCGTTGCAAGCGGTCCGCTTACTGCCGGTGCTTTCACTACTGGCCTGCTGTTGGATGCAGATGCACAACGCAATTATGCCAGCGGCTTCAAAGTGGGGGGGTGACATGTCACAACTGAAATTGTACCGCGTCACACGGAAGTCATTCATCAACGGTCATCTACTGGAGGAGGGCGAAACTATCGAGTACGGCGGCAAGGCTGGCGACAACCTGCAGCTGATCGGTAGTTCAGGCAATCCGCTGGATGAGTCCAGCGGTGATGGTGCCGGTGATGATAGCGCCAAGCTGGCAGCACTGCAGCAGCAGTATGAAGAAATCTTTGGCGTTAAGCCGCACCACAAAGCGGGGATCGCCAAGTTGTCAGATGAAATTGACGCCAAGCGCAAAGAGTTGGGCATCAACTAACAAAGGGGCTTCGGCCCCTTTTCTCCCTGGAGTCCTCCATGAAAACCGTAAACCTCAAGATCGGCACCGACACATACGAAAGCGAAGGTGGCAAGCCGGAAACGCGTGACGAATACCCGTGGGGACTTCGCTTCACTCTGAACAATGACACGCTGGAAAAGCTGGGCATAGAGATTCCAAAGGTTGGCGAGATGCTGACGGTTGGCGGCCTGGCCAAAGTGCTGTCTGTTTCAACGCGCACCGAAGGTGATAAAGCAGAGAGCAGTGTTGATCTGCAATTCACTGATATTGGTGTAGAGCCAGTGGCCGCACCACAGCGTTCTGCTGCCGACACTCTTTATGGCGAAGCCGGGGGCGAGTAATGGCATCTGTTATCCAGATCTGCAACGTGGCGTTGAGCCGCCTTGGTAATAGCCGTGTGATTGCCAGTCTGATGGAAAAGAGCAAAGAAGCATCGGTGTGCAACCTGTTCTATGAGGATTGTCGCGATGCGGTACTTGCCGACTTCCCTTGGCGCTTTGCCACCAAGCGCGTGGCCCTTGCCGATCTGGATATCGAACAGCCTGATTGGCAATACAGCTACCGTTATCCGACAGACTGCATGCGCATTGTTGCCATCGTTTCACCTGATGGCCAGCGCTTCGTCACACCAGATCAGCGTGTTCCGTATGAGGTAGGTTCTGATGTTAACGGCACCGGCCGGCTAATACTGACCAATCTTCCAAAGGCGTGGTTGCGCTATGTATCGAAAGTTACTGACCCCAATATGTTTGACGCGGAATTCCGCGACGCGCTCGCCTGGCGCTTGGCCGCTGAAATTTCAATGCAGATCACCGGCGACGCGAATATGGGGAACCGGGCAGAGCAGAAGTATCAGCTAACCATTTCATCAGCATCAACGCTGAGCATGAACGAAACCCAAGAGCCGCCAGCGCCGTGGTCTGATATTACAGGCGCGAGGATCTCATAATGACAACCAGCCTTATCCAGCCATCCTTTGCCGGTGGGGAAGTATCGCCAAGCCTTTACGGCCGCGTTGACCTGGAGAAATACCAGACCTCACTGCGCCGCTGCCGTAACTTCATCGTTCGCCAGTACGGTGGCGTTGAGAATCGCCCAGGCACGCGTTATGTGGCCTCGGCAAAATACGCTGATCGCAAATGCCGGTTGATCCCGTTCCAGTTCAATAGCGAGCAAACTTATGTGCTCGAGGTCGGTGATCAATACTTCCGTGTGTTCATGGATGGTGAGCAGGTTATTTATTCATCAGGCGGCAGCGCTGGCCAACCTGTTGATGTGCCCACTCCGTGGGCGGCTGCCGATATCGACTTGCTGAAATATACGCAGAGCGCCGACGTGATGACTATTTGTCATCCAAGTTATGCGCCGCTGGAGATACAGCGGTACGCGCACGACGATTGGCGCACCGCTGAGGTATCAACCAAGGGCGGCCCGTTCAATACAATGAATGTCGATGAGGCGGTAACCGTTTATGCAAGCGGGCTTACCGGGGCTGTGACGCTGACAGCCAGTTCTTCCATTTTCAAATCATGGCACGTAGGCAACTTGTTCTTTGCAGAACAAAAAAACATTGATAGCACGCCTAAGTGGGAAACGGATAAACCCGTAGCTATCAACGAGTATTGCCGCTACAGCTACAACTATTATCGCTGCGTTGATGCTGGTCAGAAAGGGACAACAGGCACAGTAGCGCCATCGCATACGGATGGAGCGCAATGGGACGGATGGGGGTATGCCGATCAGAATGGCGTGAAATGGCAGTATGTTCACAGCGGCTCGGGGATCCTGCGCATTAACAGCGTATCAACGGATGGGCTAACGGCGGAGGCCACGGTAATCACCGAATCAGATGGTGTGCAGGAACTGCCTGGGAACATGGTCAATGCCAGCAGCGCAACATACAAGTGGGCGCATTACGCATGGAATAGCGATGCTGGCTATCCAGGCACCGTTGTCTACTTCCAGCAGCGCCTTATGTTCGCCGGTTCCCGCAGCCAACCACAGACGATATGGACCAGCCGCAGCGGTGACTATAAGGACTTCGGCACATCAAACCCTACCGTTGACGACGACGCGATCACGTACACCTACGCCGGAAGGCAACTTAACCAGATCCGCCACCTGATCGATGTAGGCTCACTGGTGGCCCTGACCAGTGGCGGGGAATACAAGGTAAACGGGAACCAACAGGGCACGCTAACGCCTTCCGCATTCCAGTTCGCCAGCCAAGGACAGAACGGCGCCAGCCACGTGCAGCCAATCGCTATCAGTAACGTGGCACTATTCATCCAGCAGAAGGGCGGAGCGGTTCGCGATCTGGCCTACTCGTTCGATGTGGACGGTTTCCAGGGTTCTGACCTGACTATTCTCGCCAACCATTTCTTTGTTGGTTTCCAGATTGTGGATTGGGCCTTCTCAATTACACCGCTGTCTGTTGTCTGGTGCACCCGCAATGACGGCGCGCTGCTTGGATTAACCTACATGCGGGATCAGCAGGTTGCCGCCTGGCACCTTCACCCTGGCACGGGCAAATATGAATCGCTTTGCAGCATCGCCGAAGACACCGAGGACGCGCTCTATTGCGTGGTAAATCGCACTATTAATGGGCAGCAACGGCGCTATATCGAGCGCATGCAGAGCCGCCAATACACTGACATGGATGATGCCTTTTTCGTTGACTGTGGCCTGACCTACGACGGCAGAAACCGCGACGCCAGTAAAACCATGACTCTGACCGGGGGCACAGGGGACTGGCCATATGATGAAGAAATGATGCTGACGGTTTCCGGTTCCAGCTACTTCATTGCCGGTGATGTAGGTAGTGAAATCCATTTTCCCTATTTCGAAGACGACGCAAACAAAGTTCTGAAGCTGCTGATCCGCGCCGTGTTAAGCGGCAACCAGGCAACAGTAACCAGCAACCGTGATGTTCCTAAGCAATTTCGTGGTGTGACTGTCAGCAACTGGAGCATGGCACGCATGACCTTTTCCGGGCTTGAGCACCTCGAAGGGCAGGTTGTCAGCATCCTTTCTGATGCCAATGTTGAGCCGCAGAAAGTTGTCACCGGAGGCAGCATCATCCTGGAGAAAGCCGGTTCCGTGGTGCATGCAGGTCTGCCGATCGCAGCGGTCATTGAAACGCTGGACGTTAACCTGAACGGCAACGAAACCTTACTCGACAAGAAGAAACTCTTTACCAAAGCCTCGCTGTTGGTTAACGAATCACGCGGCGTGTTTGCGGCAACGCCAGGTTGTGAGTTCTATGAGTATGCCCAACGAGATGACGAATTTTATGATGAGCCGGTCGATCCGAAGACGGGAACCATTGAATTACAATTGGATGCCAACTGGGGCAAGAATGGCCGACTGATTGTCAAACAAGACGATCCGCTACCTATGACCATTCTCGCCGTAATCCCACGTGTAACCGTAGGGGGCATTTAGTGCGCAAGGTTGAAGTTGTCGAGGCCACATTGGAACACGTCGCAGCATTGCTGCCGCACGTCCGCCAGGCAGATGTTGATGAGTTCGAAGCGATGAGCGGGAAGACTCCGGCGCAGGTTCTGGAACTTGCCCTGCGTACTTCGGCATTCTCATTTGCCGGGCTGATCAACGGACAGGTGGTGACCATCTTCGGCGTTGCTCCGCGCTCCATTATCACCGGTTCCGGTGTGCCGTGGCTGGTGGGTTCCAACTTGCTGGAGCGATATCAGGCCACTTTCCTGCGCCGCTGCCGGCCAGTGTTGCAGTTATTCCTGCAGCATTATCCGGTGCTTGAAAATTACGTTGATGCACGGAACACCGCGGCTAAAAGCTGGCTGCACTGGATGGGGTTCACCATTCATGACCCGCAGCCGGTCGGCCGGTCCGGGATACCATTCCACAGATTTGATATGAGACGAGGTGACCATGTGTGAGCCAACAACCATCGTTGCAGTTGGTGCCCTGGTAGTTGGTGCGATCAGCGCATACGGGCAGCAGCAGCAAGGTAAGAATGCCCAGAAAGTTGCCAACGCCAATGCAGATGCGCAGGAGATCGCCGCCAAGGATGCCATTAACACCGGTAACACCCAGGCAGACCAGCAACGCCAGCAGACGCGGCAGCTTCAAGGACAGCAGGCAGCAGCTTTCGGCGCAGCCGGTACCGATATGACCAGCGGCAGCGCGCTGAACATCTTCGGTAATACTGCCCAGGGCGGCCAGCTTGATGCTCTGACAACAGTCAATAATGCCGAGCGGCAGGGGGCCGGGCTTAACTTCCAAGCTGGGGTTAGCCGTGCGCAGGGCCAAATGGATCGAAGTGCCGCCAACCTTGGCGCAACAACTACCATCCTGAACTCAGCATTAACGGCATATGGTTCTTATCAGTCCTCTGGCGCCCTGAATAAGCCAGCGGCACAGGGCGGCGGAGCATCCAGCAATAACATGTTCAACAATGCTCGCGGCAGCCGTTACGGCTCAAACGCGTACACGTTCTAAGGGGGAGCGATGCCAACAGTACCGGTATACCAGCGCCAGTCACAATCTGAGATGGCACCAGTCAACACGCAAAACCTCCGCATTCCTCAGGGCAATGGACTAACAGCGCTGGCGGATGTCGGCGCTAATGCGCTTGGCGTTTACCAGCAGCAGAGAGAGCGCGAGGATCTGGCATTCGCTCAGAACGCACTGCTGCAGTTTAACCAGCAGGCTGATGACCTGATTAATAACCCGCAGACCGGCCTGATCACTAAGCAGGGCGCAAATGCCATTGGCCAGGGCGAGCAGGTTGCTGGGCAACTTAGCCAAATGGCTGGCTCCGCTTTCGACTCCATCCCCGATGGGCCCGTAAAAGAACGGTTCCGCAACCAGTTTGCAGCCGCCGGTCAGCCGATCGCCAACCGTGCACGGCAATATGAAGTTGGCCAGCGCCAGCAATTCGAATCCGGGCAGCAGCAGGGGTTATTGGCTAACCTACAAACGCAGGCTGAAAATAGCTTCGACGATAACGAAGGGTTCGTGAATACCAACCTCCTGGCCAGAGAGCAGATCATGGCTTACGGACAGGCTCATGGACAAAGCCCAGAAGAGATAGAGGCAAACTGGGTAAACTTCCGCGAGAACTCAGCTAAAGCAGCATTGAATGCTCAGTTAACTGCTGGCCGATACGATCAGTTTTTGGCGCGGAATGGCGAACCTTCAGACAATGGCGGAACTATCCGTGTAACTGCACACGGTAATTCGTCGGCTGCGCGTGGGCTACGTAACAACAACCCGGGAAACATCGAAGCCAGTGATAAAAACCCGTGGGAGGGGCAAACTGGTAGTGATGGCCGCTTTGCCAAGTTCGAGACACCTGAACACGGGATCCGCGCACTGGGCAAGAACTTGCTGGCGTACCAGGCGAAAGGAATCGATACAGTATCCGAGATCGTCAATCGATGGGCGCCAGCCTCTGATGGAAACAACACCGATGCATACATTAAAGCGCTGTGTGGCGCTCTTGGTGTTAGTGCTAACGATCAGGTAGACATGAGCAACCCACGCACGCTGGCTGCACTGTGTGCCGGTATCGTGAAGCATGAGAACGGAAGCCAGCCCTATACGGACGATCAGATTGGTGCCGGTGTTAGTGCAGCTCTCGGGTTATCCGCCCTTGAGTCATCGAAACGTCGCACTGGTAACGCTGCCTTTGATGCTGCCAGCCCGGCCATTCAGGGGACCTATCTCCGCCAGGCACAGGCAATGCAGAATGAGCAGAGGACGCTTTACCGCGCCCAACTTGATGGCGTGGCACGCGACGCTGGCGCGGCATACCAGCGCGGTATTGAATACCCGATGCCAAGCCAGGATGCCTTTACGAATGCCTATGGTTACAACGAGGGTCTAAAAAAGTATGCCGACCTGGATAATCAACGCATCGCTGGGCAGTACATCGGGTCATTCCGCAACATGCCAACGGCGAGCATCCAGGAGTATGTCAAAACGTTGAAGCCAACAGCGGCAGACATTAATAACCCTGGCGGATTCGGCAGTGTATCTTCCGCATTCAACCATGTAGAGACGGCCGCCAATCAGGTTATCAACCAGCGGAAGTCTGATCCATACCAGGCAGCAACAGACATCGGCGCATACCGCCCGCTGAATACCAGCAATGCCAATGACGTGGCCACCGAGTTGAATAATCGCTTCTCAGCAGATGACCGATTGAAACAGCTCGGCATTGATGCACCAATCTTGTCTAAGCAGGAAGCTACCGGTTTAACAGAAATGGTTCGCGGTACCACAGATGCAGATCAGACTATTGGGCTGTTGCAGTCAATGGGGCAAAAGCTTCCGGCGGCTGCCATGCGGAAAGTTGCGGCGACCATAGCACCAAACAATGCATCTACCGCTTATGCAGCGCTACTGCTTGGCACCCCTGACAATCAGTACAACAACCGTAGCGGAACCATTGCCTACGATCAGTTCGTTGGTTACAAGCCGACAATGAACAAGTATGACGTAGCAAAAACTATCCTGACTGGTGATCAACTAATAAACCCTACTGAGGCCCAGAAAAAAGCAGGTATCACTGCGGTTCAACTCCCGAGCGACGACAAGCTGAAAAAAGCCTTCGATAATGGTGTCGGTAATGCCTTCTCCAATAACCCACAAGCGCGACAGGCGGCATACGGAATTTACAAGGCAGCCTATGCGTCGATGGTGTACCGCAATGCTGATAGTGATAAATCCTCTACCCTGGTAGTTGATGATGATTCAGCAGAGAAGGCTGTTCAGATGGCTACCGGCGGGGTCTATAAAAGCTTCCAGGGTGGTGATGTGGTTATGCCATTTGGTATGGATAAGAGCACATTTAAGGACAAATACACCACCGCAGCACGCATGGCATTTACCGATGCCGGGATCCCCCCAGCCGGACAATCCAACTTTACGCCAGTGAATATTGGCAATGGCCAATACAAATTACTGGCTGGCAGTGGCCGCTGGGCTGTAAATCCGAAAACGGGCGAGCCGATCGTCGTGGGGGTTGAATAATGTCAGACATATTCTCTCTTGTGCCAGATGGGCAGGCATGGACGGACTACAACGCTAAGCCGGCAACCAAAGAGGACTATGACCCTAAACTTTTCTCAGGTTCGCTGACAGCAATCCCGCAAGGGGTTGCCTCCGGCACTGTAGGGCTTGGACAGACCGTTACCAGTTTTGGTAAACAGCTCATATCCGATCCTGGCGTCATGAGCCAGTTCGCGCCAAGCTATGGAGCCGTAAAGGCATTATTCCCTGATGCTGACCAGGCATTAAATAGCAGCTATGACAGTGCCGCTGCCGCACTCACTGCAGCACAAAAGAGTGTCAAGCCTGAAGCAAATAGCCAGGGAACCGCTGCGCAGGTTCTTTATGGCCTTGGCCAGTTTGTGCCAGCTATAGGTGCGACGATTGCAGCGGGCCCAGCAGCTGGTGGCGCTATAGCATTTGGCAGCACATTCGAACCAACACGACAGGAGTTTGTTGAGAAAGGCGTGGATGTTGATACTGCGAATACGCTGGCAGCAATTCAGGGAACGGCAAATGCTTTCGGTATGGCTTTACCTGCTGGGGTAGGTGGCACGCTTGCAACACGCTTGCTTTCTGGCATTGGAATTAATACCGGATTTGGCATGGCTAACCGGTTCGCTATCGGTGAAACACTGGAAGATCACGGATACAAAGATCTGGCACAGCAATACCGTGCGTGGGATGGGCAGGCAATGCTTATCGATGGTGTGCTTGGTGCTGCCTTTGGCGCTGCACATCACTGGAGTGCCAGCCGGTCAGATGGAGACACCATCGCAGCTAATCCAATCGATGAAACTATCCAGCCTGACGTTAATGGGCCAGCAGTATTATCTGAACCACCATTAACCGGACAAGGTGACAGCTCAGTTATATCTGAATCGGCAGTACCATCCGGTTCCCCATCTGATAGTTCTGTGTCGTATGAGTCTCGGGTTGCTGAATTGCAGGAGCTGGCTGCCAATCTTTTGCCTGTTTCCGAGCGAAAAAATTTAGCTGAGGAAATTCATAAAGCTGAATATTCACTTTCACAAATTGATGATAAACGACAGGCTTTGCGTGACCAAAATGGAGGAAATAGCAGCAGCAGGAGAATAATTAAACGTGAAATTTCAGCGCTTGATCAGCAGGCTAGCGAGATCAATGCACGCCTTGAATCGCAACGACAGGACCTGGCAAGCAGCAGCCGCGGAGGCCAGTTTTTTGATGCGAAGGCAGACCTTTCCAGGCTCGAACAGGGAATAATTCCGGAAAGTATGCGCGGGCTTGTCGGTGAATCGGCAGTTAAACCAAGCGATGTCGACGCAGCTCACGTGATGAACGAGGGGCTATATTATGATATTGAGGCGTCACCAGTGCTACACGGCACAACAGAAAGCCTCAACGCCCACGTGGCTGCCATGGACGAAGCATCACGCGCATTGATGAATGGAGAACCGGTTAACGTTTCTCAGCATATCCGCGGTCTTGATGGTATCACCCGCCCAGATGCGTTAGCCGAAGCGCCAGAGCAACATGCGGCGATCAGGCGTGCGTTGGATGATAGCGGAGTTGATTACTCTGATCGGCCAGAGCCGCCGGTTATCACTCCAGATATTCGCCAGGATAGTGCATTCCTGCGTGCGGGCAATGAAGCCGAGCAAATCAGTACAGACCCGGAAACTGGTGCGGTCATATCATCCAATAGTTATGACCTGCTGGCGGCACGCGACATGGCCTCAGTCAACCCAGAGACAAAAATACTGCACCCGGATACCGGCAAAGAGGTGTCATTATCTGAAGCACTGGCAGACCTCGATGGCCAGATAGCCACTGCACAGAAAGAGTCGAAAGTTTACAGCGCTGCCGCCGCCTGCTTCCTGAGGAACGTGTAATGAAACAAGCCTGTGTTGATGTAATTTCCCAAACCCTTGGGCGTGCACCGAAAGCCGACGAACTAAAAAACATTGAGGACCGCATTAAGGACGCCGTCCGCCAAGTTCATAAGTCAAATTCTCGTGCCGGGCGTACCGGCATTCCTGATGCTGAAACCTATAAGCAGGCTGCTGACCTTGTTGCGCAGCGCGTTGTGCATGACGTCTTCAAGAAGCGCCAGCGTCTGGCTCAGAACGCGATTGCCATTAACCGCGTATCGGAAGATATAGCCCGAAATTTCTCTGAAGCAGAACAAACGCCGCAAGCACTATCACAGTTTATCTTTGCTGGTCGTAAAACGCTGGATGGCAAGAACGTCGATGTAACCTCTGCCGAGGAACTGGCCACCGGCGCTTATCAGGATTGGTCCCGTCAGCTTTCTGCTGAACTGGTCAGCGCTGGTCCAGAGGTTCAGAAATTCTTCCATACGGCTAATGCCCTGGGTGAGCGCCGCATAACTGACGTGTTTGGAAACAAAGCTGCTGAGTATGGCCAGTTGCAGATCCTGAAGGCTCTGTATGGTGAGCAGGTGGACGCGCCGGCAGCCAAGAAAATTGCCGATGTATGGGGCGGCGTCACCGACCGCGCCCGGCAGGAAATGAATGATAACGGCTTTGACATCGGCTTGCGGGATGATTGGCACCTGCCATACGTTGATGATGCTGATTTTGTCCGCGCCGCTGGCCGTGATGAATGGCTGGCCACGTTACCTATTACCGAGCGTACCGCAGCCGTTTCCCTGAGTAGAATGCCGCCAGCTGAATGGGCGCGCCGCGCTTGGGTTGATGATGTGTACAACACGCAGGACCGTAGCCAGTACGTAAACAACGACGGCAGTCCGATGAATGATGCTGAATACCGACAGGCGCTTGAAGCCATCTATGAAACAAAATCCACTGATGGGGCCAACAAATTAGATCCCGGGCAGTTTATGGGGAGCGGTGGTATTAAAAATCGTGGTTCGCAAAGCCGCGTTATGTCATTCAAGGACGCTACTAGCCACTTCTCCTACATGGAAAGATATACCAAGCAACCAGTGGTTGGGGTGATGATGTCGCACTTGCAATCATCATCACGCGACCTCGGTGTGGTGAAAGCGTTTGGCCCAGATGCTGCCAATAACTTCAGTCTGTTAGCCGATCGACTTTATCAAAAATCTGTCACTACGGAAGGCGGCGGCCGCCCAGCAAGTGATATGCAATCACAGCGTGATCTGGTCCAAAGAATGTTCGACTCTATGGCCGGACTTAATGGCGTGCAGAACACCGGTGTGTTTGCGTCAGCGATCGGCGGACTGAGAAATCTGATGACATCTGCCATGCTTGGTACGAGCGTTTTCACAGCGGCATCCGACCAGGCGATCATGCGAGCCAATGCGCAGGCCCTGGGGTTCAGTAGAAACGGAATGCGCCTATCAGCCAGCACGCTGCGCAATCTTTTCAATGGTGATGCCAAACGCGCTAATGCCGAGCTTGGCTTGTTGGTTGATGCTCACTCAGCAGTTGTTTCGAAAATGGGTGGCTTCGATCTCACCCGCGGCGTCACCGGGTGGGCCGCCGAGAAAACGCTAAAGTGGTCAGGACTGATCGCAATGGACCGCGCGAACAAGGCAGCATTCGGTATGCTGATGTATAAAAATATCGGCGAGCTCACCCGTAAGTATGAAACGCTCGAAGCGGTGAAGGGGAGCGATAAGAAGATCCTGGCGGATAAGGGTTGGTCGGCAGATGACTGGGCGATAATGAATGCGGCAGAGCTACGCCCCTTGACTCAGAAGGGACACATGGGGATGACGCCAGATGCTATCTACTCGGTACCAGAAGCACGTATCCGTGAAATCCTTGGTGAACGTATCAATGAGGTTCGTGCTGGTGCTGACGAGGCACTGGCGAACCTTGGCGAGTTGTCTGAGTCTCGCAATAAGCAACTGCGTGAGGCGTTTGATGCAGAGGCGGAACAGACAATAGCGCGGATGGTTCGCAACGCGCGTGCGGAAGCAGCTCAAAAATTGCTTGGCATAACGCATGGGGAAATGACCAGTGCAGTTACCACTGCCACCGGGATCGATACTTTCGAGCGTGACCAGGCTGGCCAGCTGATGAAAAGCTTCATGCTTTTCAAAACAACACCGTTTGCAGGTTTCCGTCAATTGGTTAACCGAGCACGGGATATGGAGTCGGTACCGGCCGCTAAATTCCTAGCATCATATATCGCAGGTACCACCCTCGCCGGGATGTTTGCAAACCAGATGAATGCGCTGCTCACCGGTAACGATCCGCAGGATATGACTAAGCCTAGTACTTGGGTTCAGGCTCTACTGAAGGGCGGTTCGTTCGGTATCTATGGGGATTTCTTGTTCCAGGACCATACGCAATATGGCACATCGATCGCAGGTACCATCGGCGGCCCGGTGCTTGGGTTTACCGAAAACCTGATGAAGTTGCTGGTCACGAACCCGCAAAAGGCAATGATGGGAGAGGAAACAAGTTTCGGTGCCGATGCTATTAAAACTGCACGCCAGATTATACCGTTCGCGAATCTGTGGTACACCAAGGCCGCATTTAACCATTTAATCCTGCAGCAGCTTCAGGAAATGGCTAACCCCGGCTACAATGACCGTGTGCGTGATCGGGCGCAACGTGAGTTCGATGTATCGAGCTGGTGGAACCCTGGGGATTTGGCGCCACGCCGGGCACCTGACTTGAATAAGGCAATAGGTGAATAATGGAAATGTTTAGAAAGGTCATTTTAACAATATACGTTATCAGTTTTATTTTGGCTGCAATAGCGTTAAGTGATGGTGACTTTAGAGCGTTTAGGTATGGCAGACCTGAGCAGGTAATACCTTGGTTATTCATGTTTTTTTCATCTGCTATATCAATATATTTTATTGGTTTTTATGAGAAAAAAGCAGAAATTAAAGATAATGTTATTTCTCTTTGGCTGAAGAGGAAGAAGCTAGAAGAAAAGAAACGCATCTCTGAGCTAGAGAAGTAACCCCACCAAGCCCCTCGCGGGTGCACAGCATCCAACAAAAAGCCCGCACTGCGGGCTTGTGTCTTTGTGAATTATTGTTCCAGCTGGTGAGTAATAAATTTCGAATGGGTTTTAATTTGTTCCTTCATCTTCTCGTTTTGTGTGACGTAGTTCACCAAAGCATTCAGTTCCAGCATAGCGCCGCCGATCTCTGAGCCGTCCGCATCCAGCTCGTTCAGTAGCCTTTCCAGTAGTGAAGCCTTAGCCAGTCCCGCAATCCCTTCGCGCGTGTTGATTTTCTTCTCCAGCATCCTGCCGGCCGGGTAGCTGTACTTCTTCATTGCGTGCTGCACCTCGCTCAGCCTGTAACTACTGTATAAATAACCATATATAAAAATGATTAGTTTAGCAATATGCGCAATTGCAATTACCATTTAGGTAACAAAAATAACTATATCACACAATTAAATTCATGTATGGGTTGCAAGCCGCTAGAATGCTCTTTAAGTGAGCAAATGGGACAAGAGAAATGACCGTATCAACTGAGATAAGCCGCGAGGAATCTACCGGCAACGGGGTGACGACAGACTTCGATTACCGATTTCGTGTGTTTTCTGCGGATGAATTGGTTGTATCTGTCGCTGACACAACAGAAAACATCAGAGTTCTAACGCTCGACACCGACTACACGGTAACTGGGGCTGGCAGCCGGACCGGTGGCAAGGTGAAGCTAACCAACCCACTGGCTATCGATTGGCGCATCAGCATTGAGCGTGATCTTCCAGTTACCCAAGAAACTGACGTTCGCAATCAGGGTAATTTCTTCCCTGAGGTGCACGAAGATGCCTGGGACAAGCTGACCATGCTGATCCAGCAGTCAATCGGAAATCTTGGTTTGGCTCTGCGTAAACCTAACTGGTTGGCGAAATATTACGACGCGAAGGGAAACAGGATCTCCAGTCTTAGCAACCCGAACGGGCCGCAAGATGCGGCAACGAAAAGTTATGTAGACAATGTTAGTGACGGTCTATTTAAAAAGACTTTACGTTTCCCTGAAAACGTAGAGCCAATGCCAGGCGTGTCGGTTCGTGGTCACTCTCTGCAGGGTTACACAGCACAGGGAAAGCCGGTTCCTATTTTCTCAATGACAGACACCGCAGATCTTGCACTGAAACTTGCAAGCGAAGCGGGGGCCTCACTTGTTGGAACGGCTGGCGGTGGCACTGTTCAGTCCTTTATTGACAACATGCCATTCGTTACGCCTGAAATGTTCGGCGCGGTGCACGACGGAGTGACTGACGATCGTGGCGCTATTCAGGCCGCAATCGATAGTGGCCGTGATATTCAGTTTCTTCGTTCAGCGCAATACTTTGTCAGCGACACATTGATATTCCGTTATGATAGCGGCCAGCAGATGCTTAATGGTAATGGGTGCGTAATTAAATGGACTCAAGACAAAAAGCAGATATTCGATCACTATGACGGGCTTGGTGGTTTACTTGGGTATGCAAACCGTAAGAGCTTCAGTGATTTTACATTTTCTGGACCAGCCACTGCTAAGCGTAAATATTCTGACGTAATGGGATGTTATGCTGTTTGCTTTGCTAACGGAACGGCAACTGATATTAATGCTTATGGTTTTACGAACGTCTTTCGTGTATTTGGTAATACAGATATCGATAGAGTTTTTGCTGACCAAATAAGGAATACTGTGTGGTCAGAGCGTGGTGACAATAACCGCATATCAAATGTTAACTTTGGGTGGGTTGCTGGTGACGTTCTTGTTATATACAGCAAGCATTTCACCGCACGTGGAATAAACGGCCAGTATGCAGGCTGCCTACCACCAGACACAGAGGAGAATCTAAGCTCTGTACCACCCCCACCTCGCGGCAGTCTTATCAGTACAGGCCAGGATGGTAATGCA